GGTAATATCGTGTTCCAAAATGCTGCTCCAGTATTTGCAACATTCAATACAGCAGCAGTTGCTAATGCAGATAACGGTCAACCGTATGAATTAGTTACTATTGCAAGTGCTTAATCATGGCAACCGCATCAAGTAAGGCACCTAAAATGCAACCAGAAACTGAAATTGCGGTACTTCAGATCCAAGTTAAGAACATCGAGGATAAAATTGGTGATCTTAAAATGGATTTGAAGTCAATTCGTGATGCCCTAGACGAGAACGCAGAAGAAACTAGACAAATGTTAAAGACTATGCGTGAACAAGATGTTAAGGAACACGGTGAATTAGCTAGTAAGATTTCAGTATTAGAGAAATGGCGCTGGATGATGATGGGAGCAGGTGTAATAATCGGCTCAATGGGATTCAATACAGTGTCAACATTGCTAAAATAAAAAAAGAGACTTAGGTCTCTTTTTTTGTGAGTATATTTAACTTCTCTTGTACAACGTCAAAGTTCACTGTATTAAACAATCCTGGATGTAATGGTTTAGGATATTGATTATCTCCTACCCATGCATACCCGCAATGTTCTTCATTCAACACAGGAGTAAACTCTTTGTCAACTTCACAAAAAAATGTATGATATGTGAATGTATGATTTACAAATTTCTGTATAGGAACTAGTTTAGCTTTCTTTGGGAAGTAACCAATTTCTTCCATGCACTCACGTTCAACACCTTCCATAAGTGTCTCATCATTTTCTACTTTGCCACCTGGGATTCCCCAGTTGCCTGGGTTTTTATTGTCCGTTCTTAATAGATAAAGATAGCGTTGTGTTCTTTTAGAGTAAAAGAAAACGCCTGCACTAGTGTTGCTCATACTATGATTTATCACAGTATTAGATGACGATAGAATAATCCCCTTGAGCATACCAACCCTCATACGACTTCATCCAAACACCATCAGGTGTATAACGATATTGAATACTTGTAGTTAAATTGGTTACATATTCAACTGTAGTAGATACTTGGCTGTCAAAACTTACATACCATGAAGCAGAGTCGGCATCATATTCTACAATGTCGTTTGCATTTGCAATTAGTTCTCCCCACGCAACAGTTGGGCTACCTTCACTACCAACTGATTCTACTAATAGATATCTAACCCCGTTGATAGGTCCGGGTAATCCTGCATTAGGTCCTGCTACCAATGGATTGACTACGCTGTTGACAGGACTTAATGTGTTTTGTGGCAATGTGTCAGCGTCAATATCATAAATTAATAATCTATCATCAGTTGGGTCAGGAACAATTGTACCCACAATGTCAGTATTCATGTAGGGATTCTGTAACCATATTTGAGATATGCCCGGTCTTATTGTACCATATACGTTTAACAAACTAGTCCAGTACAAACTAGTGTCAGGGGGTTCAGGATAATTCAAGTCAACATTACTGACAAAACTATTATTGTCAGCTGGCAACAACTGAAGTCTGTTACCCATTAGTAATACTTTATATCCATATGGTGTAATCTTTTGACGAGTTCCTAATAGTAAGTCATCATTTTGAATATCTTGTAATGCAGTACCCTTAAAGATACTTGCAATAACTTTTTCGATAACACCCATCTTCTTAAGTTTTGCCGCGTTACTTAACCAGATAGGCATGTAAAACTTCCAACTCATTACATCGATGGGGTTTGCAGTACCTTGAGGTATTGTTCTGCTACTAAATGTTAATCCATCTTGATATACAACACTCAACGAAGTCCAATCAATGAAGTTGTCTGTACTTTGAATCTCCATTGATGGATTAAACAATGTACCCAACTGTTCAATCAATTCTAATTTTTGTTGATAGTTTGTAGTCCAAAAGTCTACTGTAATACGTAATGTGTATGGTACAGGCATTAGTCTTTCAACTGTAAATGCCTGTCCTTGAACACTTTCATATTGTCCTGTTTCAGTATTGAACGTTCTTTGACGTACATTGATTCTATCAACATACGTAGGATCTTGTGTACGCTTTTGATCGTACTCTAATCCACTGATGTAATATGTAATCAATGGTGCACTTGGTAAATTACTTCCACTGTTATTAGCAATGATAGTACTTGCTTGTCTACTACTGTCTCCATACATGATAGGCACACGCACAAGAATTTCATTTCCTGCAGGGTCTTTACCTTTAGTCACTTCCCAGTAACTAAAGATTTTTGCAAACTGTATTAAAAATCTGCGTATCTGATTATCGTAAAAAAATTGTGCCATATTATGCTACTGGTGGTAAAGGATCTGGTGCAATTGTCAACATAGTAGACAATGCTTGTTTCTGCGGAATTACTGTTCCCGACGTTGTTACTGTAACGTTGCTGTTATTTATGAAGCTTGCTGTTTGTGTCTTATCGTTATCAATCAATCCAGTATCCGTACGCACATTCTCACTAATTCTAACCCATAATTGACCATCCCAACGATACAATAGTTGCGGCAAATAATCAATACGTAAGAAGTAATCTCCAACTTGTGGATTCTGTGGGAAGCTAATGCCTGCCCCTGTCGGGAATCCATTCGGCGCCTGTCCATCACCTGACAAGTAACTTGTTGTATAACCAAAAGTACGCGGACTGCTACGTGCAATGAATTGGAATCTAGGATCACAGTCTGCTCTAAAGTCCATTACCGGTGTTATTTCATCAGTAAATCCTGGCGCTTCGGGATTTTGGTCAGCAGTTGAGTATGTATTATCAGCAGTACCATATGGTCCTGTAATAGTCATCATACTATCAATAGTCAATACCATTTCTGCTTGTAATGAACCAGAGCCACCGTCTGTCATTGGAGCCGCAAAACTCATTGCAGACAATAAAATAGTTTGATTAGATATTGATTCAGTGGTGCTAGAAGCAACCACATTAGTTGGAACAGGTGCAGATGGAATTCCAGGGAACGCTACATCTAAAATATTGTCTTTAATAAATGCAATTGTTGCAGCCGGTATACGTAGATAAGGGCTATCGTTCACATATTCAGTACTAGTAAAAATTTCTACTACCGGAGTAGGTGCACCGGTGTTTGCCGCACTTGTTATTACATTAACAGGCGGCGCCGGTTGATTGTTTTTACCAGATAGAACACCATCTGAACTGTATTCACCGTACGTCGGTACAATGTATAAATTGCTATTATCGTAACCTGATTTAGGTAGTAATCGTTTTGCTTCTTCAAGGTTGGCATTATTAATTGCAATGTTCCTATTATAAGTACCGAGAATATCTTTAAGATTTTGTTCTTCAGTTAATCTCCAATACGTTGTATTAGGTGGATTAGTGCCTGCCGGAACATCAGCAATAGAAATATAATTCTTATCACCATAACTGATAATATATCCTTCTGGATACGGTTTAGTTATATCCCATACTCCAAGATAATTATCTTGGTTAATAGGCTCTTGTAATATCTGACTAAATTCTTCACTATCAACTAATGGCTCACATTTAATACGCCATAAATGCGGGAACCATGTTTGACTAAATCCTTCACTTGCATAATTAGCATCGGTGATTTGCATAAATCGTTTTAATGCAACTGGTATAGTTTCTTTTAATGGATTATAATCTAGTAAGTGAGGCAATTCTAGTACATCACCTACCATTAACTTACGACCAACGATATCAATCATATCATTATAGTGAACGCTAATGAATAGTATATCATTGTTTAAGAATAAACCAAATTGACTTAAATCAAAGTCTAAATTCTGTACATTATAGTGACCACGTAAACGATAAATGTTTGGGTCATATGTTCTATCTCTATTCTCTAGGAATAATAAATCTTGAATATTTACAGGACTCATTGTTTCATATTGGGGTTGAGTATAATCAATACTAGGACCTTGATCGGTAGGACCTAAATACTTGTGAATGTATAAATCCGTGCCGCCAACACGTAATTCTTCGGATATTGTTCTATCAAAGAAACGATAATCATTCTGTTTATTTGGGCGGTATAAGGATAACTTTGGCATAATAGTATTTATCGCAATGCCCTACGCTTGAATCCTAAGGTTGACAATAAATATGGGTTGTGTTATAATTATCAAATCAATACAAAGGAGTGCCTAATGGCAACACGTAAGCGTAATTCAGAGGACCATAGTCAAGTTAAAGCATTAAACCCGAGGGATGCAGATGTACAGCATTATGGGGATGAACCATTGTTTGTACTACAGCCTGATGAGGATAAGCGCAGGGTCGCATTGATGCGTAGTTTTACTTGGTATCATCGTTTTTATGGGAAAAAAGATGCTAGAGAATTGCTTTCCCAATATCTTGATTTGAACAACAGACCAGCTGACGCAAAAACTATGCGTAAGATCCATGAAAATGAATTCTTACTGACATTGTGTTGGTTAGCACGTATGCAATTACGCGGTCTAGAATTGAATGAACATGAAGAATTAACACTTGAAAATGAGATTGCCCGCCTATTAAAGATTGTTCACAAGCCTGAAGAAATTAAAGCAGAGGTTGAAGTATCAACAAGACCTAACATTCAGGACATTCTAAAAGAAAAGGCACGTGATGCCGCAGGTGAACTTGAAGGATTGTTTGATGAATTTATTACATCAGGCGCGCCTACAAAGCATACACTACGTCCAATGGATGAAGTTGCTAAAAAGAATGTCATGCCGCAACATATCAGTTTATTAACTGAAGTTTGGAAGAAAAAACAAAATGAGTTTGAGGAATTGCTCAAAGGTGTAGATAAGCAATTAGTTGAAGGTTATACTTATCTTAACAAAACACAAATTAAAAATGTAATCAAATTTATTGAGCAAGTGCTTAATGACTTGAATAGTTACATTAGTGTTAAGAAAGCCGCTAAAGCTCCTAGGGCACGTAAAGCTGTACCAGTTGAGAAAATTGTTGCTAAACTTAAGTATCTTAAAACATTCAAGGATACTGCTAGCAAACTTGACTTGATTAGTATTCATCCTACTAAACTACACGGTGCAAGTGAAGCTTGGGTATATGATACTGCAAAGCGCAAACTGCATCACTATATTGCCGATGACTACAGTAAAGCATTTACTGTTAAAGGTAATACTCTGCTCGGCTTTGATACGGCAAAGTCTGAGATTAAAACATTAAGAAAACCCGCAGAACAATTGAAAGAAGTAATGGGTAGCAAACCGGCTGCACGTAAATATTTCAATGATATTAAAGCAGTCGCTACTGTACCTAATGGACGCTTTAATGAAGGTATGATTATTTTGAAAGCTTTTTAATATGTTAGACAAATTTATTTTCTGGTTTACCGAGAACCGTAAAAATATCGGATACACACTAGGAGCACTGAATATGCTAGGTGGGTTAAGTCTACTCATTAGCGGAAATACCGGTAATGGTTTAATTCAGATTTTTGCTGGAGGTGTCCTGATTTATGATGCTTGGATGATGCCTTGACACTTGACACCCAAAAATATAATAGATTAGTTGTGTTTGGTTCAAGCGACACATACGGAGCGCATTTACCAGATTGTAATCCTGATACTCAGCTAGAAATAAAGCCAAGTGTATATGCTTGGCCGAATATTTTAGGAGAAAAGATGTCCATGCCGGTAAATAATATGGCTACACCCGGAGCATCTAATAAGGAAATATTACTGTCAATTTTAACAAGTAGCATAGTTGAAACTGACCTTGTATTAGTATGCTGGACTTATGTTAATAGAACCTATATAGTAAAAGATGATAACTCATTAGATAAAATTTATCCCAACTCAAAAAATGTACAAGCCGAATCATATTATAGATTATATGATATTAATAATTTGGTACACAATACTATGTTAAATATTTCACATGCAAATTTATTCTTCTTAAATAAGAAATGCGATATTTATAATTTTTATACTGATCCCTTAGTGCATCTAAAAACTAATTCTATCTTACCAAATCCCTCTTTAGTTTACTTAAATAAATTCAAGTTGACAGTTGACAGAAGCACGGACAACATGCACCCGGGATTACAGTCGCATATAAATATTGCAAATTTTGTGCATAATGTATTAAATGACTAAAAAAATATTAATATGTGGGGACAGTTTTTCAGCACAATGTGATGATGATTTTGCATGGACTAATTTAATAAAACAAGATTTTTTTGTAACCAATTTATCTCAGCGTGGGTGTAGTGAATATAAGATATACAAACAAATTCTATCACAGGATATTTGTACATATGATTATGTTATTATTTCCCATACTAGTCCCTACAGGCTACACACATTAGAAAATCCCATTCATATTAATAATTCTTTATATAAAGATTCATGTTTTATTTACAGTGATGTTAAAAAACATGCTAACAAAAACAACAATCTTGGTCCACTAGTCAATTTTTTTGAAAAATATTTTGATTTAGATTATGCCGAGTATACTCACAACTTAATTCTAAAAGATATAGAAAAACTCTGCTCTGTCAACACATTGCACATATCACATTTAGAGTGGAAAAATTTATATAGGTTTGCTAACCATTTAGATTTTAATAATGTTTTTTTAAGTCATCGGGGACAAACTAACCACTATGACGTTAAAGGCAATAAAGTAGTTTATGAAACAATTAGAGAGAAATTAACATGACACAATCAATAGATTTAAACAAATACAAAGATTTTGTAGAGGCTGTGACAAGCAAGGCAAGCAATGACTTGACTACATTTATGAACCGTTGTGATGAACTTGACGGTAATGATGGCGGACCGGATATTAATGTACCACTATTACTTACGGCTTGTCTTGGATTAGCGGCTGAAGGTGGTGAGTTTATTGAAGTGCCCAAGAAGATGTTTTTTCAGGGTAAATCACTAAGTGAAGCAGAAGTGTTTCACTTGAAGCGAGAACTCGGTGATGTTATGTGGTATTGGATTAATGCTTGTAGAGCATTAAACCTTGACCCAAATGACGTTATTGATGAGAACGTGCGTAAATTAGAATCACGCTATCCCGGCGGATCATTTGATGCACACTATAGTGAAAATCGTAAAGAAGGTGATATATGAAAGCAAAAATTAAATCTCTCAAAGTAAATCTGTCTAATATAGATTTTGCAGATCCTGATAAAGTAAATGATGGTAGAAATGGTAAAATCCTTGAACAAGGAATGATACGACAAGGATATCCTATAGATCAGAATGGTACAGTTGATATTCCCAGTGTAGGAATTGAAGTTAAAAGTAGAAAATCTTCAACCGGTGCGATGCATACAATTGGTACAATGACGTATGATGACATTCTAGTTACACCGTGGGATAAAACTCCATTTAAACAAAAATTGCAAAAGCAGTATCGTGTCACTATTAATAAAGATGAATTTGAAGGTGATATTAATGCTACTGGTAAAGTTGTAGATTTGTCTCACCCAAAGATACAAGCAAAGCTAGAGGAAGCATACGAAAGTAATCGTATGGTACTTATTATGCAGAACAGTATCATCAAAGGACAGACAGTGACAGCAGGTGGACAATATGGTAAATTGGAACATAAACCAGGAAAGTCTGGCACTGGCAGGAGCTATGCATTGCGTATTCCTGATTCAGGTATGAAAAAACTGTTAGCAACTGCTAACAGCACATTTGAAGCACTTTTTGAATCAAATTAAAGGTATATAGTTATATAATGTTTCCTGATAAATACAATATCAGGAAACATATATGGACATTCCAGCAATACCAACAAACATTCTCTCTACTCCCAACGGCATGGTGCTATCGGAGTTGAAGCAAGCCCTATTCGACAACATACGATATCGTTTAGGTGACGGTATTATTGACTTAGAATTAGATCCGCAACATTACGAAGCGGCTTATAACTATACAATAAAAACATACCGTCAAAGAGCGCAGAATTCTACTGCGGAAGCATACGTTTTAATGACTACTATTAAGAACGTTGATACATATACGTTACCTCAAGAATTTATCAATGTTAGATGCTTGTACAGACGTACAGTTGGATTAGATACTGGTCCTGGTTCTAGCAGTTTTGACCCATTCAGTAGTGCTATTCTAAACACTTACCTATTAAACTATAACAATGCAGGTGGTATGGCAACATACGATTTCTATGCAGGTTATGTTGAATTAGCCGCACGTATGTTCGGTGGCTATGTAGTCTACACTTTCGATCCTGTTACCAAAGTATTGCGTATTGTGCGTGATCCTAAGGCATCAGGTGAACGTGTCCTAGTCTGGGCAGATGTACAACGTACCGAAGAAGTATTATTGCAAGACCCGGGCGCAGGTGTTTGGATAGGTGATTTTATATACGCTACTCTAAAGGGAATTATTGGTGAGGCACGTGAGAAGTTTGGAACAATTGCTGGACCGGGTGGTGGAACAACGTTGAATGGAACCGCTATGAAGGCAGAAGCCAAAGCCTTACAAGAACAATTGTACGATGAATTGAAACGCTATGTAGATTACAGTCAACCGTTGACTTGGATACAAGGGTAAAATGAAAATCAAGGAGCTATTTGAAGATAGATCCGTCGATCTAGTGTCAGAGTTTTTACAAAGTATTTCACCTAAGGAACTCAGGCAATATTCAATCAGAGATAACTGTGGCCCTGCCGCCCTTCATATGAGAGATTGGGCAAAGCAACAGGGTATAGAGTTAAATAGATTCGGTGGATATTTTATAGCAGATAATGTTGTTTATGACAAAGCAGATTTCACAAAAGAAATGAAGCGTGAGTTTATTAAACAAGGATTAGATTTCAATAATCCAACTGCAAGAAAACAGTTTATTGAAAGTAATCCAGAATATAATGAAGAATGGAAAAAGATTCCGCACTATTGGTTACAAGATAAACAGGGTAACAATTACGACCCTACTGGATATATTCAATTCATTAAGACCGGGCTATCAACAGATTTAAATAAAGATAGATACTTGGGTAGCCTGCATAACTAATCTCTTTACTTTCAAAGACTCCTGTAGTATAATATGTACTACGGGAGTTTTTTTATGATTATCGGAGTTACAGGATTAATTGGTTCAGGTAAAGATACTATTGCTGACTATCTTTGCACATTTCACGGATTTAAACGTATGAGTTATGCGGCTTCATTGAAAGATGCTGTAGCCGCAGTATTTGGTTGGAATAGAGAATACTTAGAAGGTTCTACTAAAACAAGTAGGGCTTGGCGTGAGCAACGTGATGAATGGTGGAGTAATCGTTTAGGTATGGACATTACACCACGTTGGGTATTACAGTATTGGGGCACTGAAGTATGCCGCGATAACTTTCATCAGGACATTTGGGTAGCAAGTGTAGAAAACAAACTACGGCAGACAGACGAAAATATTGTGATTACTGATTGTCGTTTTGCTAATGAAGTTAAAGCACTTAAGAATGTAGGTGCTACTACAATCAGGGTTAGTCGAGGTGAGCGACCTGTTTGGTATAGTTCCGCAGTTGATTACAATAATGAACCTGAAGGCAGCGAACAAAGATTAAAAGCCATGGTAGAGTTGGGTAACTATGCTGTACACGCCAGTGAATATAGTAGCATAGGTTTATTGTATGACTACTATATTGACAACAATGGAACCATTGATGAGTTACATAAACAAGTCAACTCAGTGGTCAACTTCTAAGTCACCACGACGCCAAGTCACCTCTTTCTTTTTAACTACTTCAACGCAGTTAAGACATATAGTTCGTAAGTTAGTTAATTTACAGTTATCCAAATCACCATCAATATGAAAGACCGTTAATTGTGTAGAGAACACACTATGAAAGCCACATAAGTCGCATGTGGCTTTTTTCTTATATCCGGCTGCTTTCCATCTAGGCGTTCTAGCCTTTAGTTTTTTCTTTTTACGACCACACTCATCACATCCACTACGATAGTGTGTAATACCCTCACGGATATAATTTACAGCGCAGTGATTCTTTCCGCATGTCTTACATATAGGTCTTAGCATAATCTATTTATAACCTTCGAAGGCACGGTAATACCGTCTTTTTTGATTTTTCTACTAAATAATAGTATGCATTTTAGGGTCGTAACCCTCATAATTTTACATAAAGGAAAACAAAATGGCATTAGTATCCCCAGGCGTAGAAGTAACGATTACAGACCAAAGTCAGTATCTTCCAGCCCCAACAAACTCAGTCCCTCTAGTTCTATTAGCAACTGCTCAAAATAAAGCAAATCCTACTGGTACAGGGGTTGCGCCAGCAACTACGGCTGCTAACGCAAACAAATTATATCAAGTAACAAGTCAACGTGATTTAGTAAGCTTATATGGTAATCCGTTCTTCTATACAACGACAAACGGCACACCAATTCAGGGTTACGAACTTAACGAATATGGTTTGCTAGCGGCATATTCATTGCTAGGTGTAACTAATCGTTGCTACGTTTTACGTTGTGATATTGACCTAGCAAGTTTAGTTGGTCAAACAAGTCGTCCAACAGGTGACCCTGCTAATAACGCATATTGGTTAGATACTACAACTAGTACATGGGGTATATATGTATTCAATCAAACTACTGGTGCATTTACATTACAAACTCCTATTGTTATCACTGATACTGCATCATTATCAAGTGGTGTACCGCTAGATAGCATAGGTAGTATCGGGGATTATGCAGTTAACGCATTACAGTCAACTACTTCACCAAGTGATCCGTCTGGTAAAACATTCTTTTATAAAACAACAAGTAATGTTTGGGTTTCATTAGGTGGCGGATCATGGAGAAGTGATATCCCTGCAGTGCAAGGTTCTATTTCTAATCCAGTAATAACCACATCAAGTACTTTTGATATAGATGTGAGTGGATTATACACAGCAACAATAACTGTCAGTGGTACAACGGTTGCCGCAATAGCAACAGCAATTAATAATTTGGGCACACCAACTGTAACTGCTAGAGTAGTTAGTGGTAAATTGCAAATTTTATCAAATCAAATACTTTCATCTGGTGTTCCTTATATTACACTTACAGATGGTACTAACACTCCATTAGCAGATTGCGGTATTGCTGACGGTACATATAATCAACCTGTAGTATTTTACGGTACGTCTGCTCAGATGCCATTATGGACTAGCAGTCAGACAACACCAAGACCGACTGGTTCTGTATGGATTAAAATTGGTACTGCTGGTAATGGTTTATATCCCTCTGTTTCTAGATACAGTACTGCTACTGCAAGTTGGATAGCAAAAAATGTAACTCAGGCTAATTCTGATTGGGCAGAAATTGCGGCAATCGACTCAACCGGTGGCCAAGCAATCCCTGCAGGTACAGTTTATGGTCAATATAATTTTGATGGAAGCCTGCCGGCAGCGCCGTATTACCTATGGGAGCGCATTGCAACTGGACCTACTGTAGTCACTGGTGAAAATACAGCACCTGTATTTACATCCGGTGGAACTCTTAATGTGGAAGTAACTATTCCGGGAAGCTCTGCATTATCATCTACATATGTAGTTACGTTAACTTCAGGCGCAGATGCAGTTGATTTTGTAACAGCATGGTCAGCAGCCGGCATACCAAATACAATAGCAAGTGTTGCCGCTGATGGTGCAATTTCACTGACACATACTGAAGGTGGTGTAATAGTATTGGGTGATATATCATTAAACGTAAGTAGTGGTGTTATTGCTGAAATAGGTTTAACAATAGGAACAACTACTGGTGTTAAATATGGACCTCCACATCTATATAGTTGGGCTAATAAAGCTTGTACTGGCGGTACTGGAACAGGAGCTACATTTAATCTATATGCTAGATTTGGTTCATATTTCTTAAATGGCACCGGTATTTATACTGGCGGTACAGGTTATGCAGTAGGTGATGTTCTTACAATTGCAGGCACAACATTGAATGGTAGTAGTGCAAATAACTTATTATTAGTAGTTACCGAAGTTGGAGGTCCGGGTGCCCCTGGACCAACAGCTATATCAGGGATAGCTTATCAATCTGGAACAGCAATTAGTTCCTATGATACACAATTAAGTAACTGGGTAGAATTCACATACACAAGTAATGAAGGTGCCCCAGTAACAACGCCCGCTAATAATACAAACTGGTTCTATTCTGTTATTGACGAAGTAGATATCATGGTTCAAAAAGGTGGTGCATGGGTAGGTTATGGTACTACTGCATATGACAGTAGTGGACATCCAGCTGTAACTGGTACAAATGCTACTGATCCAAACGGTCCTATCATTGCGGCCACAGCACCAACTGTACAAAGTGACGGTACTGCTTTATCGTATGGTGACTTATGGATTGACACAAGCGATTTAGAATTGTATCCAATAATTTATCGTTGGGAGGCAGTTAGTGGAATTAATCAGTGGGTTCTACTTGACACTACTGACCAAGTAAGTCAAAATGGTGTTCTATTTGCAGACGCACGTTGGTCTAGTTCTGGTGCAATTAATCCAGTCGATGACCCTATCCCAACAATCAAGTCATTATTACCAAGTAATTATATTGATTTAGATGCACCGGTCGCTACATTGTATCCACAAGGTATGCTGTTGTTCAATACACGCCGTTCAGGTTACAACATTAAACAATTTAGAACTAACTATTTTACAAGTGCTAACTATCC